AAAGGAGGCACCCGGGTGCTTTATCGCCCGCAAGATTACAACTTGTATCTACCGTTGGAGTTGTACAGTGTACAATGCTCCAACAAAATGTCGCTGACTGCGACATTTAATATCAACCGTAAGGAAGACGAATGTCTGGATTTATCACTCAAAATAGATCGAATATAACAAAATTGTATTCTGATCTAGGGTTAGGCCCTGACGGCATAACCCATTTTGGCGATTTAATCTCAGATCAAGCCACTTACTCTTTCAGGAGTAGTGTGCGGGATACTGCTCAAGATGATGCACTCAGTGGACAGGTTACTTATAACCCGTTTCTGGATACATCTCGTGACAGTAATACGGACCGTGGTCATGAATTCTGGACTGTTAAGCGCGAACAAACGCTTAGCATGCCGTTTCACGACTTTAAGGCACAAGCTGACTATCCTTTCATCAATGGATGGAAGGGGCCAGTCTTACCGTATATAAGTGGTCCCTACGAACCTTTTGGGTTCCCCACAGTAGAACCTATGTCTACAAACGACATAATCTACTATGGTACTAGTGCAATTGCACAGTGTAGGCCTACTAATCCAGCAGCCAGTCTTTCTACCTTTCTCGGCGAGATTTTTATCGCCGATAGAGAACTGCCTAAGGTCAAATACGATGACATACTTCGCATACAAACCGGTGGTGGTAAACTTTCCGATATAGGAAAGGGTGCCCTCAACGTTCAGTTTGCTTGGTTGCCATTTTGTAATGATCTTAAGAAACTCATGTACGCTGTAAAAAACAGCTATAAAATCATGAGCCAGTATAAGAAAGATTCGGGCAAAACTGTCCGAAGGCGCTTCGTGTTCCCTGTATTAGAAAAGTATGAAGGGAATGATCAGACTTATTCGACTGGTCATATCTTTTCACCCTATCCGATGCAGGAAACATCTGATTCATCTCACGATGCAACATGGATCCAGTACTCTCGTACTGAGATCTGGTTCGAAGGTCAATTTACGTATCTCATACCTATCCCGGATACAATCCTGAAGAAGTTTGAGTACTATGACCGACTCGCAAACCGAGTCTTAGGCTGTGATTTTTCTGCACAGACTGTTTGGAACCTGCAACCGTGGTCTTGGTTAGTCGATTGGCGCGCTGACATTGGGTCCTCTATAGGGCTCTCTGACAGCATGTCACGCGATAATCTCGTGTTGAGATATGGGTATCTTATGCGGAAAGTTTCCGCGGTCAATACCCTAACCGTGCCTGGCCTCCATTTTAAGGGAAGCAAGGCATTGGGCGGTGTGTCAACTACTTTTTCCCTCGTAAGGAAAGAGCGACACAAAGCCACGCCATACGGTTTTGGCATAAACCCGGAGGATCTTACCCCCGAGCAGATTGCCATTCTAGTTGCATTAGGAATTTCATTCCTAGTGTGATATTGGTAGTTTAGTCAACTGCCTTCTGAGGTCTGGGGTCTTCCCGGTCTCAGTTTTAAATGAATAATGCTGTGAAGCACATTCAAGTAAGGACAATTGTCATGGCTTTTTCCGATCCTCAGTCCGTTACAGTAGCGGGTTCTGCTATTTCGCTTCCGCGAACTGGCATTTCAGGCCCCAACGGAAGTGTTTACACTTCCAATGACGGCCTCACGAAGCTCGAGATCTCAAGTTCCTATGGAACTCGTAATCGTCGAACTGCGCGCCTCACTACAACGGTGACGGTTGCTGATCCGCTCGTTAGCGGCACTAACGTTGTACGCTCTTCGAGCGTTTACATCGTTATTGATTCGCCTAAGAACGGTATCAGCAATGCAGATCTCCTCGCCCAAGTGCTTGCACTTGGGGTTTGGCTTTCTGCCTCGTCCGGCGCCAACACCGCCAAGATTCTTGGTGGTGAGTCGTAAATTGGTGATCAATGTCGTTTGGCTTTTTCTAGCCCTCGGCATTGGCCTCGTCATTGCGACTACGGCCATTCCTTTCTCGTTGAAACGGCTCTCTCGAGCCGTCAAAACGGAGAGGAGAGGGAGACACTAGTCTCCTTCGTCGGAATTTGGTTTAACAAACAGCCATGGCTTGGGATACATAACCCCTATATAAAGGAGCAAGTATGAAAAGCCTAATGTTGTTCTTGCGTTACCTCTACGCAGATTGCGGAGAGGAGTGTAGCGCGAGCACCCTTTTCGACATAAAAACTGTCGAAAAGCGGATCAAACATGAAGGTTTATCGTTTTTAACGATAACCCTACCCGCTTTTGCAAAAGAGTTCGAAAGAGCTCTTGAGCTAGGCGGTGTAGACTCCACGATGTTTACTAGTTTTAGTAAACACAGAGGTCTCCCCCGATTTCTCGGAGGTTTCCTGAGTCAAGTGTTTGATCTTGGTACTGGTCTGTTATTGACAGAACCCAGTATTAATGCTATTCGAGCTATTCGGCAGCTAACGCTGCTCCATGGCAAGATGTTCTCTATCTGCTCGCAAGAGCGGGAAGAGATGGCATTTGCTGAGTATGTCAATTTAGATCAGAAAGTAGGGCAGTATGAGAAACTTATCCGAAACTCGTTCACAGCGGGCCTTGAGTCTCCACGGATCGTGGTTGACCTCCAAGGAACGCATGAAGGGGACGGACTGGTTGATGGATATAGAGACGCGAGCAGAAATGCTAGCATCTCATCTTTCGACCGAATTTCTCGACTATTGTGGGCAGAAACCAACTCTAATAGCGCTAATACGCTATATAGATCAGGTATTATTCCCCAACATGGCCCCGGAGCTACTGCCGATCGTCTTATGGGCAACCATAAGTACGATCTGCGGCTCTGGACAGATAGATTGGAAGCTTATTTTCCTTTTGGAACGTATGCTTTCCCTAACTGGCGCTCGTATTTAGAGCGGACCGGCCTTACTATTCTGGATCCTGGATCTGAGCTCCCCTCACGGGTCATCTCAGTTCCTAAGACGATGAAGACACCTCGTTTGATAGCTGTCGAGCCTACTTGTATGCAATATGTGCAACAAGGCTTGCTACGGCTGTTATCTGAGACTCTTCAGAGTGATAAATATCTCTGGAGAATGATGGGTCTCAATGACCAAACGCCTAATCAGCGTTTTGCGAGAGAAGGCTCCCTTACGGGCGCCTATGCAACACTTGATCTAAGTGAAGCATCCGATCGTGTCAACATTTGGCATGTAGAGCGAATCTTTCAGAACCATGACCACCTTTTGGGTGCAATCATGGCCTGTAGGAGCTCGAAGGCCAACGTTCCTGGATACGGGGAATTAACCCTATCCAAGTTCGCATCTATGGGGTCGGCACTCTGCTTTCCAGTAGAGGCAATGGTCTTTTTGACTGTTGTCTTCACTGCAATTGCAAAAGTGCTAAACAGACCGCTGAATCGAAATGACATTAAGTCGTTTTCGACCCAGGTGCGCGTCTTTGGTGACGATATTATCGTTCCCCAAAGATTTGCGTTAGCCGTTGTAGAAACAATGGACCATTTAGGGTTCAAAGTTAATTCTAGCAAGTCTTTCTGGGCTGGAAGGTTCAGAGAGTCCTGCGGAAAGGAGTACTATGCTGGTTTTGATGTTAGTATTGTCAAAGTCAGACAAGCGCTCCCGTCCCAACGGCAGGATACACAGGAGATTATATCGACAGTCTCTATGCGCAATCAGTTCTTTATGGCTGGTCGCGTTAAGACTGTTGAGTATCTCGATGGCCTCATTGAAAGGTTTATACCTTTCCCTGAAGTTTCAGAGACATCTCCTATCCTGGGTAAATTCACTTGGGGACCTATTGTCCCCGAGGGAATGAACCAACACACGCAGACCCCTTTTGTTAAGGGGGTTGTGGTGTTGCCGGTCAGACGTCGACGACAAATCGACGGCTACCCTGCCTTGATGAAGTACTTCTTAACATCTGCGGCTCGCGAGAGTCGTAATAGTTCTCACTATATGGACTGGAATCAAAAATTCCTCCATGATGCAAAAGACAACGGATTGCCTTCTGTTGATAAGGAGCACCTCGTGTATTCCGGGCGTCCTGCTGCCCTTACACTAAAAGTGACCAGGCGCAGTCCCTACTAGAGGGATTGTGTGGTTTCACTGAGTTATCAGTGAAAGCGGAGTAATCCGCACAGGGAGACTAGAGTCTCTTCTTGAGGCTTCTAGTCTCAGGGAGATGCA